GTTTTCGGAACTACTATTGAGCAAGGTTTGACTTTGAGGCTATGAGCAGCATTTTCAAGGTCAACACCAGAGCTAATTGGGCAAACCTCAATCCCGTGTTGCTTCCGGGTGAGACTGCCGTTGAGACGCAAACCAATAACGTTAAAGTTGGGGACGGCGTTTCCGCTTGGAGCAAACTGCCGTATTTCTCCTCGCCAGGGTATTGGGGTTCGTTTTGGGACGACACGTCGCAGACAGCAACGGCTAACACGTCAACTGCGATTTACCTGCGTCAACGTGATACGGGCAGTCGAGGTGTTCGCGTTGTCTCTGGCACTCGCATCACGTTTGATTACGCGGGCATTTATAGCATCACGTTCTCGATTCAATTCAGCAATAACGACGAGCAGATTCACGACATCAACGTGTGGTTACGCAAGAACGACAGTGGCGCTTCTGGTGATGTAGCTGCTACTGATAGCAGATTTAGCATTGTTGCCAGCCATGGAGGCATCCCAGGCAATGTGGTCGGCACTGTGAATTATGTGTTGCCTGTTGTCGCAAATGATTACCTGGAGCTGATCTGGGCGACATCTGACGCTGACGCTTACATTCATGCTGAATCGGCAGAGACCAGCCCCTTTGCTCATCCAAGCATTCCAGGGATTATCTGCACTGTTGTTCAAGTCGCTTCTGCCTGACCATGGCTGACACCCGCCGCGAATTGATCCTGGCTCGCATCAAGAGCAATCTGGACACGATTGTTGGTGCAACGGTCTACAGGAGCCGTGTGGAGCCTCTGGCGCGTGGTGAGTGCCCTGCTGTCATCGTCGAACCTGTCAACGATCAACCCAGTGAAGAGTTCTACAACAAGCTCCAGTGGACGCTGCGTGTGCGGGTGACGGTGCTGGTGCGTGCCAATGTCCCTGACGATGATTCAGACACTTACACGCAACAAGTGCACACAAAGATCATGTCTGACCCGACCTGTAACGGGTATGCGCTTGATGTCAATCCTGATCGTGTTGACTTCAGCCTTTATGAAGCTGATATTCCGCTTGGGGTGATTAGTATGGATTACATGGTCATGTACCGTTCAGGGCGCACTGACCTGACCACAACAGGCTGATCTCATGGCTAAGGCAAAAATACCAAAGCCTGTACCCAATCCTGGCGTCGGGGGCACATACCTCTTTGACGTTGAGACAGGTGAGCTTAAACTGTTGTCAGAAACTGATCCTTCTGGAGACGTAACCAATGGCCGGGAAGATTTACCGGAAACGGACGGTACTCGTTAAAACCGAGGCCACCTACGGAACTGATTCGACCCCGGCTGGCAGCGATGCCGTGCAGGTGCGGAATCTTGAAATCACTCCTGTTGAAGCCGATGTGCTGTCGCGGGATTTGATCCGCCCTTATCTTGGCAACTCGCCTCAGCTCATCGCTAACACTCGCGTGTCGGTGACGTTTGAGGCTGAGTATGCAGGTTCTGGCACTGCTGGCACGGCACCTCGTTATGGCCCTTTGCTCAAGGCTTGTGGGTTCAGCGAGACTGTTGTCGCCTCGACCAGTGTTACCTACGCACCTGTCAGTACAAGCTTCAGCTCTTGCACGATCTATTTCTCGATTGATGGCATTCGCCATAAGGTGACTGGTTGCAGGGGTAACTTCAGCCTGAACTTGACCGCTAACCAGATTCCGGTGATCAACTTCACCATGACTGGTCAGTACAACGCTCCTACTGACACTGCTGATCCGACCCCGACCTTCACCAATCAGGCGGCACCGCAGATCTTCAACGACACCAACACCACCACTTTCAGCCTGTTCTCGTCTTCGGCTCTTGCACTGCAGAGCTGCCAGGCAGACATCGGCAACGAGGTTGTGTATCGGGAACTGGTCAACAGCGACAAGGAAGTGCTGATCGTTAACCGTGCCGCTTCTGGTACGTTTGCGATTGAGGCTCCTACCCTTGCCACGAAGGACTTCTTCGCTGCTGCTGTGGCTGGCACCACTGGTGCTCTGAGCTTGGTTCACGGCACTACGGCAGGCAACATCATCACCCTGTCCTCGTCTGTCGTCAGCCTTGGCAACCCAGCGTATGCTGAAGACCAGGGTGTGGTCATGCTGAACCTGCCCTTCACGCTCGTCCCGACCTCCTCGGGTAACGACGAAATCACCCTCGCTTACACCTGATCCGCATGGCTTTCGTTCTTAAAAAGGTCGCGTCTTACAAATGGCCAGTCACGGTGGAAACACCTATTGATGGCGGCAAATTTCAAAAGCAAACGTTTGACGCGATCTTCAAAAAGATGAGCCGGTCTGAATTTAATAATTTGGTTGAGCAGGGCGATGATGCCTTGGTTGATCAGATTGTTGAAGGATGGGAGGGCATTACTGATGAGGACGGCAAAGAAATTCCTTTCACTCAAAAGACGAAAAAGGAATTGACAGACGATCCTTACGTGATGCGTGCGCTGATTACTGCTTATGCAGACAGCGTGATGGGAGCTTCACAAAAAAACTAAAGGACGCTGCTCGTCATTGTTTTGGGGCGAGTGGCGAGGACGAGGAAACTGAAGATGATTTAGTCGCCTTGGGTTTGATGCCTGAGGCGATTGCAGATTTGCGGTCTCAACGAAAGGCGCGTGACTTTGGGGTGTGGGAAGAGAACTGGGACATCGTGATGATGTTCTTGCGCATGCAGACGCAATGGAACGTTGGGATGTCAGGTGCGACTGGCCTTCACTACCCTAGTTTGGAGTCTCTCTGTAGACTGTATTCAGTCAAGGAACCTGTCGTCATTTTCGAAGGCGTACAGATCATGGAGCGAGAAGCCTTGACAGTCATGAACGAGCGCAAGTCATGAGCCAAGTCACTGAACTGCTGGTACGGATCAAGGAGCAGGGCGGTGAGCAGCTCACACGGCTTCAAGGCAGCCTGAAAAATCTTGCGCAACAAACTGCTGCAACAAATATTAACTTCAAGGAGGCATCTGCAGAGCTTCGCAGAATTCAGCAAACGTCAACACAAAGTATCAATAACCTAAAAGGGTATTCAAGTGCTTGGCGTGAGATTGCCAACAGCGTTGACATTGCAAGTGCTGAGTTCAAGCAAGCAACAGCAGAAGCTGATCGCCTTGATCGTCAACTGAATAAGATTCAGGGTCGCTCTGGTGGGCGTGGTGGCCTTGCAAAGGGTGCCCAGATCGCTGGCACAATTGCCGGTGCTGGCGTCTTTGGTGGCCTTGAAGGCGCTCTGGGTGCTGGTATTGGTGGTGTTGTTGGCGGCGTCCCTGGTGCGATCACTGGTGGTGCAATTGGTGCGCAAGTTGGGGCACTTCGTCAGGCCGTAGGCGCAATCGCTGAGAACATTGCAGCGCTGAACAAATATCGAATCGCGCTAGCTGGCGTCAGCCAAGATCAAGATGATTACAACGAAAGCATTAAAGCAGTCAGTGGATTTTCAAAACAATTTTTGCTGCCTCTGAGTCAGACGACTGAGCAGTACACACGACTGAAGGCAAGCATTATTGGCGCTGGGCTAAGTACAAAAGAAACCAACGTTGTCTTTCGTGGTATTTCCGCTGCAATCATCGGCACTGGTGGAAATGCCGAGAAGCTCAACGCAGCCTTGAATGCTACTTCGCAGGTCTTCAGCAAGGGCAAGGTTAGCGCTGAAGAATTAAGACAGCAGATTGGTGAGCGATTGCCTGGTGCATTCACAATTTTTGCGCAGTCGCTGAACAAGACACCTGCCGAACTCGACAAGGCATTGGAAGATGGCAAGGTTACTCTTGCTGATTTCTTGAAGTTCAGCGAGGAACTGTTTAAGCGTTACGGCAAAACTGCTGAGATTTTGGCATTAGCACCTGAAAATGCAGGCGCACGAATGAAGGTTGCATTGGAGTTGGCTGGCGTCAGCTTTGGCGGCTTCTTCCAGGTTGTTGGTGCTGGGTTCCAAAATCTGATTGCAGGTGTGTTGTCATGGGCGCTGGAGAACGAAACATCAATCAAGAGAGTTGTTACCATTTTTGCGATTGGATTCACAGAGTTAGGCAAGATCGTTGGCGCATTTGCAAAGTTCCTTGTTGGTGTTTTTAACACAGCATTTTCAACATTGCTTGGGAACCTTGATACTGTGTTGCAAAGGATTGAAGCAGCAATCAATCGTGCCAAGGCGGTTCAATCTTTAACGCCACAAAGAATTTCTCAATTCCAAGAGCAAGCACGTAAAGCGACCAACGAAAGATTTGGCGGTCCTGCTGGCTTGTTTACTTTCTTGCGCGCTGGCGAGGCCGATAAGTTTTACAACCAATATTTTGACAATCTTGTCGACAAGGCGACTAAGTCTGCAGGGGCTAAGAAATATACGGATACCGTCAAGAATATTTTGTTCCCTGAATTTACACCATCGTCATTTGGCAGTGGTCTCGGCAATCAACAGCTTGCATCTCAACTTGCTGGTGGTGCTGGTGATGCCGCTGCAGCAAAAGCTAAGAAGGGCAAAGAGATTGTTGATCGTACAGATGAAGAGTTGAAGTTGATCAGGGAGATCAATCGCCTGCGTCGTGAAGGGTTGGATACGGAGGCTGAATTCGTCGAGTTTGAGCTGCGCAAAATTGAGATCGCGCTTGATTTGGATGCCAAGCGTATTGGAACCAATCGTGCAATTGAAAGAAGCGAGGAGAATAAAACAAGGTTGGCACAAGCGTTGCAAAACGCGTTCAAAGGTTATGGTGACGAAGTACTGAAGTCATTGTCAGTGCAGCTTGAGATCAATCGCGCAATTCAAGACGCTGAAATCAAGGCTGGAATTATCACTCAAGAAAAAGCAAAGCAATTGCTAATTGAGAGACAAATTGCTGATTTTGTTACACGCTATCCAAGTGCATCTGCTGAGGCCGTCGAAAAATTCAAGATTGCAATTAGCACCTCCAAGAAAGAGCTAACAGAGGCCGAGCAGCTTGGGAAATCTGTTGTCACAACGTTTGCAGATGGACTTTCATCAGCTTTTGATTCCTTGTTTGATCGCGCTAAGAGCTTCAACGAAATCCTTAAGGATGTATTGCGTTCTACTTCAAAACTGTTGTTCCAGTTTGCATTGAAGGGAGCTTTGAAGGGTTTGTTCCCTGGCTTGGGCTTTGCTGATGGCGGCATCATGACCAGTAATGGTCCAATGCTGCTGAAGCGTTATGCCGCTGGTGGTATCGCGAATTCACCGCAGCTTGCCATGTTTGGTGAAGGCAGCCAGCCAGAAGCGTATGTACCCCTCCCTGATGGCCGTACAATCCCCGTGACGATGAAAAATGGTGGCAGCACCAACGTTGTCGTGAACGTTGACGCAAAGGGCAGCAGCGTGCAGGGTGATCAAGGACAAAGCGCTGCTCTGGGTCGTGCTGTTGCTGGTGCTGTGCAGGCAGAATTGATTCGTCAGAAGCGTCCTGGAGGCTTGTTAGCGTAATGGCCACATTCACCTACGTTCCCAGCTTCAGCGCCACCGAGCAGAGCCAGCCGCGTGTCAGGCGTGTTCAATTTGGGGATGGCTACGAGCAACGCTTGCGTTACGGGTTGAACGTTGATGCAAAATCATGGCAATTATCTTTTACTAATCGTACAAATACTGAGCGCGACAATATCTTGTCATTCCTTGAAGCGCGTGCAGGTGCTGAGAGTTTTGATTGGACACCCCCTCGTGGTACGGCGGGCAAATACATCTGCAGCGAATGGGCAATGGAAATGGTGAATTACAACAACAACACAATTACTGCGACCTTTGTGCAGGTGTTTGAACCATGAGCGGCGAACTATTCCGGGAGCTAATCAGTTCAAACCCTGCGGCGATCATCGAGCTGTTTGAGCTTGAGCTGATCCAGAAGATTCATGGCAGCAACACAATTTACCGCTTCCACAATGGCGTCAACGGCACGCTGACAAAAGGCGACGTCTATTGGGGCGGCAACAATTACATGGCCTTCCCGATCGAGGTGGGCGGGTTTGAGTACAGCGGCAACGGGCAACTGCCACGGCCCAAGGTCAGGGTGTCCAACCTGTTCGGGTCGATCTCGTTGATCCTGCTGGATGTCAACGCTTACACAGTCGGCAACGACCTGACCGGTGCAAAGTTCACGCGAATCCGCACGCTGAGCCGGTTCCTTGATGCCAATAACTTTGAGGGTGGCGCCAACCCATACGGCACACCAGACCCGACCGCTGAGATGCCGCGTGAGGTTTATTACGTTGATCGTAAGGTCACCGAGACGCGTGACTTCGTTGAGTTCGAGCTGACGGCTGCGTTTGACCTAGCTGGTGTGCGTGCCCCGAAGCGCATTGCACTGGCCACTGCCTGCCCGTGGGAGTATCGCGGTTCTGAGTGCGGCTACACCGGCACCAACTACTTCGACGAAAACGACAACGCGCTGGCGACAAGCCCTGCGACTAACTTTGCGGCTGGCACTGCAACCCTGAGCGCTGGCAGCAGTTTGTTTGTGGGTCAATCGCTTACATCTGCAAATGCTTGGTTCAGGACCACGCTGCAGGCTGACTCAAACCTGGTCACTTATGCCAAGGACAACCCAAGCGCTAATGCGCGATGGGCACTCGACACGGTCGGCTCTGATGCTTACCGGCTCGTGATGCAGACCGATGGCAACCTGGTCATGCTGCGCAGCAATGGCACGGTCATCTGGGCCACCAACACGGCGCTGCTGGGCACACCAACGGCTGTCAGGCACATGGACTGGCGACTTGAGAGCACAGTCAACACCGGCCGCGCTGGGGCGTTTTTCTACGAGGTGCTGGGCAATGCTGACACTTACGCAGGGCAGTCGCGCACGGCGACGAAGCTGTTCACCGTTGGCACCAAGACCATCACGTTGAGCTACACGGCAACATCTGTCGAGCTATCGCAGGCCTACAAAGACGCCTTTACCGCACTGGGCCGCACGGTGAACTATTCATGGACGCAGGGTTCACCAACGATCAATGACGATTACGGCGATCCCAACCTGAAGCCCATGGCCAAGGCAACCGTCAGCGCATCAACGGGCATGTGGCGGGTCAACGAATACTTCAACGCGCAGGTGACCGTCAGCAGCAACAACCCATGGCGCAACGGTGACCCTGTCGTCAACCCTGGCACATTGGGCACCTTCACCAGCGTTGCAGCGGTCTATTACCTGCGGACTGCCAGCGGCTATTCAACCAACTACCTGACGCAGCAGAACGACGCCAACCTGGTGCTGTATCACGGCGGCACCACGACCCCGCTATGGGCTTCTGGTTACAGCACCGCCATCGAGCCACGGATTATCACAGGCACTGTTGACGCGTTGAATGATGTCTGCGGTAAGCGGCTAAGCAGTTGCCGCAAAAGATTTGGCGAGAATGCACAGCTACCGTTCGGTGGGTTTCCGGGCGTTGGAGGGTTCTACGGATGATGAAGTGGCAGGAGGCTGCGGTTGAGCACGCGCTGGCGGAGGCGCCCAAAGAGGCGTGTGGCCTGCTGGTGGTGGTCAAAGGCCGCAAGCGGTACTGGCCCTGCCGCAACTTGGCGCCGACGCCGCAGGATTTCTTTGTGCTCAGCCCTGAAGACTACGCCGAAGCTGAGGACGCAGGCGAGGTGGTCGGTGTGGTGCACAGTCATCCGCGCACACCTGCAACACCAAGCGATGCCGACAGGATGGCCTGCGAGCGCAGCGGACTGCCATGGCACATCGTCAACCCTGGCACGCTGCAATGGGAGACCTGCGAGCCGAGCGGGTTTAAGGCGCCGCTGATCGGGCGGCAGTGGGTATGGGGCGTGAGCGATTGCTGGACGTTGGTTCGTGACTGGTACGCCGAGCAGTTTGCATTGCACCTCCCAGACTGGGAGCGGCCTGAGGTGATGCAGCAATTTAACGAGGACCCTATGTTCGATCGCTGCTGGGGCGAGGCCGGGTTCGTTGAGGTGGATGTTGAGCGGCTGCAGGTTGGTGATGCGCTGCTGATGTCACTCGATGGCGCACGGGGCCTGAACCACGTTGCGGTCTACGTTGGCGATCAGATGATCCTGCATCACATTCGCGGGCGGCTTAGTTCACGCGACTTGCTCGGCAGCTATTATCTGAAGAACACCGGGCGTGCGCTCCGGCACTCAAGCAGGTGCCTGTGATGCGATTGATCAAGGTCTACGGCAGCCTGGCGCAGTTCCTAGGGCAGCGCAGCTTCAGGGCAGCGGTGAGCACACCGGCAGAGGCCGTGCGGTTTCTGGTGGCCAACTTCCCAGGCCTGCAGGCGCACATGGCTGAACGTGAATACAAGGTGAGCGCAGGCAGGATTCAGCTTTCGATCGGTGATGAGCCGCAGCAGTTGCACATGCCTATCGGCAGCGCTGATGTGATCCGCATCGTGCCTGTAATGGCTGGTGCTGGTGACGGCTTTGGGCAGATCCTTGCGGGGATTGCATTAGTGGCCGCAGCAATCTTTATCCCAGGCCTTGGACTTGGCCTCGCCGGTGCAACTGTCACCCAGGTTGGTTTACTTGGCGGTGCGTTGATTTTGGGTGGCGTGTCACAACTGCTGTCACCAGTCCCGCAGCTACAGGTTGGCACAGACTCTGACAGCGACCCGAAGAAGTCGTACAGCTTTTCCGGCATTCAGAACGTATCGCGCTCTGGTGTGCCTGTGCCGATCATCTACGGCGAGGTGCTGGTTGGCAGCGTGGTCATCTCGGCTGGCTTGACCAGCAATGAAGTCGTGACGGTGGATTGATGACTGACCTGATTGCTGGCGGTGGCGGCGGTGGCGGCGGCAAAGGTGGCGGCGGTGGTGCCGGATCGGCCAATGTCGCGGCGGATAATCTTGACTCAACACAGATCGCCAGGATCATTGACCTGATCGGTGAAGGCGAGATCGAGGGATTCCCATCAGCACGCACTTACACCAGAGATACAACCAACTACAACAGGGCACTGCTGAAAGACATCTATTTCAACAACACGCCGCTGGTGCGTGAAGATGCCAATCCAGCGCAGCCATACGACGCCAATGATTTCAACTTCCGTGACGTTGAGGTTTACACCAGATACGGCACGCAAGATCAGACCTATCTGCCGTTTACATCAACGCAGGAAGAAGTCTCGGTCAACACCAAAGTCACCAAGGCTGTCCCGGTCACGCGCAACATATCTGACGCCAACCTAGATGCGATCAGGGTCACCATTTCGGTGCCAGCACTGCAGATCTTTAGGAGCAACGGCAACGTTGATGGCGCTTCGGTTGAACTACAGATTCAGTTCTCGTATGCAGGAGGCCCGTTTACAACGGTTCTGACGGACACGATCACTGGCCGCACGGCTGACCTGTACCAACGCACATACAGGATCAACCTGAGCACACCGCCGCCGGTTGATGTTCGCGTCGTCAGGGTCACGGATGATGCACCCGCATCTGGCACCAACAATGAAACGGTTGTTGATGAGATCTACTGGGCCAGTTACACCGAACTGATCTACGCCAAGACGTCATATCCGAACAGCGCCCTGGTTGGCATCAAAATCAACGCTGAGCAGTTCAGCAGCATCCCTGAGCGCATGTACCGGGTGCGTGGGATGAAGGTGCGGCTGCCGTCCAATGCGGTGGTTGATGGCGCAACCGGACGCCTTTCTTATGAGGGTATCTGGAATGGTAGTTTTCAAGCTGCGCAGTGGACCACCGATCCCGTCTGGATCCTGTGGGATCTACTCACCAGCAAGCGCTACGGGTTTGGTGATTACATCAGCGCCAGCTCACTCGACAAATGGGCATTCCTTGCGGCCAGCCAGTACGCATCTGCGCTGGTGCCTGATGGCCTGACACTGAACGGCGCCGAACCACGGTTCTCCTGCAATGTCAGCATCCAGACCCAGGAGGACGCGTACAAGCTGATCAACGACCTGTGTTCAGTGTTTCGGGCGATGCCGTTCTGGTCGGCTGGTTCGCTCACGATTGCGCAGGACAGCCCCGCTGATGCGATCTACCTGTTCAATCAATCGAACGTCACCGAGGAAGGGTTCAGCTACAGCGGCAGCAGCCTGAAGACACGCAGCACTGTGGTAGCCGTGCGTTACTTCGACATGAACGCAAGGCAGTACGCCTACGAGGTGGTCGAGGATGCTGATTCCATCGCGCGGTACGGGATCCTTAAGAAAGAAGTCGAGGCGTTCGCCTGCACCAGTCGCGGCCAGGCACGGCGTGTGGCTGAGTGGATCCTGTACGAGGAGCACAACACCAGCGAGGTGGTCACGTTCAAGACCGGCATTGCCGCTGGGCAGTACGTGCGACCCGGCAGCGTCATCAAGGTCATGGACCCGGTGCGTGCTGGCCGTATCCGTGCTGGCCGTATTGCTGAATCCATCAGCGCCACGCAGGTGCGATTGGACCGTAACGCTGAGCTGATGTTCACCGACAGCGTGCCCAGCACCTTCATCTTCCAGGTGGTGCTGCCGACCGACAGCGCTACACCGCAGGTGCAGGTGATCAACGGCGCAACGATCAACGGCGATCTAGTCACCCTGCCGACCGCGCTGTACAGCTTGCCTGAGCCTGGCACGCCGTGGATGATCACGCTTCCTGAGCTGTCGGGCCAGCCGTTCCGTGTTCTTACGGTGCAAGAAGAGGAGCAGGGTGACAGCTATGTGATCACAGGCGTTAAATATGACTTCCAAAAGTACGACTATATCGAGCGCGGTGTGCCGCTGTCACCCGTTGACATCAGCGACCTGAACGTGCCGCCGCCGACGCCGACAGACCTGACGGCAAGCGAAGTGCTGTACGAGTCGAACGGGCAAGTGCTGTCCAAGCTGCTGGTGAGCTGGCGGCCGCAGTCCTCGATCGCGCGGTATGTGTTCCGCTACCGGTACAACAACGGCAACTGGACCACCGTCTTCACGCGTTCGCCTGACCACGAGATCAACAACAGCGACGTTGGCCGGTACGAGTTTGAGTTGCAGGCCGAGAACGCAGGATTCAAACGCTCGGGCATTGCGACTGCAGACTTCGATGCACTGGGTAAGACAGCGCCACCGGCCACGATCCCGGATCTGTTCATTGCACCGATCGACGACAAGAACGCTGAACTGTACTGGCCGCAGTCGGTTGATCTGGACGTGCGCGTTGGCGGCGAGGTGCGGATCCGGTACACACCAGAGATTGGCGTCAATGCCACATGGGGCCGGGCCAATGACATCGTGCCAGCGGTCAACGGCAGCAGCACCCGCAAGATCGTGCCACTGCTCGAGGGCACCTACCTGATCCGTGCGGTGGACAGCCTTGGCAATGAGTCGGCCGGTGTTGCTGCAGTGGTGGTTGACCTGCCAGCGCCGCAGGATACGTTCCTGGTGCAGGAATACCGCGAAGATGACGACAGCCCGCCATTTCAGGGCAGCGCCAGCAGCATGTTCTACAGCGCTGATGAGGGCGGCCTTGCGCTTGCGGCTACAAGCCTGATCGACGACATCCCCAGTTGGGACGCGATCACGACGATTGACTTCTACGGCAACATCAGCAGCAGCGGGTCATACCAGTTCCTTAACACGTTGGACCTGAGCCAGGTGTATGACATCGACCTGCTGGCCACGCTCAAGACACGCGCGTTCCAGCCTGGTAACGCATGGGATGAACGCACCGACCTGATCGACGCATGGTCTGACATCGACGGTGACGACCTGAGCGCAGTCAATGCCCAGCTCTATGTGCGCACCACCAACGACAACCCAAGCGGCACACCGACATGGGGCAGTTGGCAGCCGTTCGTCAACAACACGACACGCGGCAGGGGCTTCCAGTTCAAGGTTGAGGCACGCAGCAGCAACACATCGCAGAACATCCTGATCGAGCAGCTAGGCGTCGTGACCAAGCTGCAGCGCAGGACTGAGATCCAACGCAACCAGACCAGTGGCACTGTGACATTCCCGACTGCGTTCTACGGCACGCCAAGCGTGGGTATCACGGCGCAGGACATGCAACAGGGTGATTACTTCACGGTGAGCAGCGTCAGTAGAACTGGCTTTACGGTGACCTTCCGCAATAGTGGCGGTAGCATAGTGACCAGGACCTTTGATTACCAAGCCGTTGGCCACGGCAGGCAGATCACCTAATGGCACAGGCAACTGATTATTCACTGGCTAACCAGTCTGGAGCCAACTTCAGATCTGAGCTGAACACGATCCTTGCGGCGATCGTCAGCCAGAACTCAGGCTCGACTGCACCAAGTACAACGTACGCCTACCAGTGGTGGATTGACACCGGTGTCAGCCCGGCGCTGCTCAAGATCCGCAACGCTGCCAACGACGCATGGATCACGGTCGGTGATGTCACCGCTGCCAACCTTGGCCTGCTGACGAGTGCTACAGCGGCGAGCACCTACCTTGCGCTGGCTGGTGGCACGGTTACGGGTGAGCTGCTGATCGGCACGGCTGGTTCGCTGGTGTTTGAGGGCAGCAGCGCTGATGCAAACGAGACCACGCTGGCGGTCACCAACCCGACTGCAGACCGCACGATCACGCTGCCTGATGCGTCGCTGACGGTTGCGGGCATCAACCTGGCGCAGACGTTCACCGCTGCACAGCGCGGCACGATTTCGGCGTTGACGGATGGCGCAACGATCACGCCCGATTTTGCAGTGGCCAATAACTTCTCGGTCACGCTGGGCGGCAACAGGACACTGGCCAACCCAACCAATCTGACAGCAGGGCAAAGCGGCGCGATCTGGGTCACGCAGGATGGCACCGGCGGCCGGACGCTGGCTTATGGGTCACAGTGGGACTTCACAGGCGGCACCGCGCCGACGCTGGCCACTGCTGCCAACGCTCGTGATTGCATCGTCTACGCGGTGCAGTCTTCCACGCAAATCACCGCCACCCTGATCCCCAACCTGAGCTGATGCTGGTCCCCGGTTCCGTCAATCCGCTGCTGCTCACTAGCGCTGCAGGTGCTGCTGCGGGGGGTATCTCACGTTCGCTCCGGTTCAACTCAGCCGACTCGGCGTATCTCAGCCGCACCCCCGCATCTGCTGGCAACCGCCGCACCTGGACCTGGGCGGGGTGGGTGAAGAGGAGCGGGCTTGGAGGAGATCAGCAGCTTATTTACGCCGCACCTTCCTCGACAGACACAAGCCACATCCGCTTTGACGACGATAACACTCTGCATGTTTTTGAGTACACCACAGGCTTTGTTTGGCAGGTAAAGACATCTCAGGTCTTTCGTGACACTTCTAGTTGGTATCACATTGTCGTCTCAGTAGACACAACGCAGGCTACTGCAAGCAATAGGGTCAAAATCTATGTCAACGGTACGCAAGTAACTGCATTTGGTACTGCCACATACCCCTCTCAAAATGCCGACACAGAGTTTAACAACACTGTTGGACACGCCATTGGCAGGAACGATCAGGGAGCAAGTAATTACTTCTCCGGCTACCTAGCCGACATCTACTTCATCGACGGTCAAGCGCTGACCCCCAGCAGCTTCACCGAAACCGACGCCACCACCGGCCAGCTCATACCGCTTGCCTATACGGGGTCATACGGGACAAACGGCTTCCATCTGGAGTTCTCGGACAACAGCGGCACCACCAGCACAACGCTTGGTAAAGACAGCGCAGGCTCAAATAACTGGACGCCGAACAACTTCTCGGTGTCATCCGGCGCAGGTAACGATTCGCTGGTGGATGTACCGGTCAACGGCGACCAGACGGACACGGGCGTGGGGGGTGAGGTTAGGGGGAATTACTGTGTTCTCAACCCGCTGGATAAAAGCAGCGTTGCAACCCTCTCAAACGGAAACCTTGATGTTTCTACCAGCGCAACACACGGATTGGCCGTTGCTAGCATCATGGTCTCTTCTGGCAAGTATTACGCAGAGTATGTAGCGACTACTCTTAACGCTGGAAATGGCTTGGTTGGCGTTTGCAATCCACTGGCATCACGGACCAGCTATTTAGGCGGAACAACGGGTGGCGTTGGCTATGGCTTTGGCGGCGACAAATGGGTCGATGGATCAAACACTGGCGGCTTAACCAGCGCAACCACAGGCGATGTGATCGGCATTGCACTCGATAAAGATAATAACGAAGTCAAGTTCTACAAAAACAACACTTTAATTCTCACACAAACGGGACTCAATAGCAGTCAACCTTACACGTTTGCGATGGGTCATTCAAGCAACGCCGGAACATTCAACTTCGGCCAACGCGCCTTTGCCTACACGGCCCCCAGCGGCTTCAAGGCGCTCAATACGGCTAACCTTCCCGCGCCATTAGTCACAAAGCCTTCGACGGTGATGGATGTGGTGCTTTATACCGGCACCGGTTCTGCGCTGACACCCACCAGCACGCTCGGTTTTAATCCAGATCTGGTTTGGATCAAGTCGCGCTCGGCAGCTACAGATCACGCCTTGTACGACAGCGTGCGTGGTGTTGAAAAACGGCTTGAGTCCAACAACACCGACGCAGAAGTCACCAGCGATGGTGGCGTGACAGCTTTCAACTCTGCTGGGTTCTCGGTTGGCACGCTAGCTCAGGTCAATACCAGCTCTGCCACCTACGCCGCCTGGACTTGGGACGCCGGAACCACAACCGACACCAACAACACAGCAGGCTCCATCACTTCTAGTGTCAGGGCCAACGCGACGGCGGGGTTCAGCGTGGTCAGCGTGCCGGGATACACCTACCCAACCAAGACTGCCGGGCACGGTTTAGGCGTGGAACCGCACTTCATCATCACAAAAAGCCGTGGCGTCAGCAACCCTTGGATCATTTACCACAAGTCTGCAGGGGCTAATACTTACTTCCAGTTTGATACAGGCGCTGGATACACAGGAGTTTCAGGTGTTTGGAGCGGTGTGAGCAGCACGGTATTTCCTCTTAACTCAGGCGTAAATCAACAAACGGACATCATTGCCTACTGCTTCGCCCCAGTAGTCGGGTACTCTAGCTTCGGCACATATGTAGCCAATAACAGCGCAGACGGCCCTTTCGTTTACCTGGGATTTAGACCAAAATTTGTCATGGTGAAGTGTTACGACTCCACGAGCGGATGGGGAATATACGATTCAGCGCGTGGTTCGTACAACACGATTGGTGATACTTTACTTGCTGATTCTGCAAACCAAGAAAATAACCCAGACTATGGAAACATTGACTTTTTAAGCAACGGTTTCAAGATAAGAAGCGGGTCTGGGTATTACATAAATAACACGCCGGATGATTTCATCTATTGCGCGTGGGCGGAGTCGCCATTTAATTACGCCCGCGCCCGATGATCGTACACCGCCTAGCTGACGGCAAGTTGTATCGCCTTGACGGAAACGTTTGGGTACAAGTGAAGCCGAGGGTTGATCTGGAGCGATTAGATAACCCCACCCCACTAGAGAACAAGCCTTCTGCTGCCCGCGCCCGCTGATGAGGTTGACAATATGGTTGACAATACGGGAGCCCGAAGTTGACAGGGTGGTAATGTGGTGGAGCAGCGGTGCGCTAACACCCTGCCCCATGACCGCCGATTGGAGGATCGACGATGACCCAACACTACCCGAAACCCATTGCGCCACCGCCGGAGCTGGTGCAGCAGTGGGCGTCCGAGTGGATGCATCTTCAAAGCGTTAACCGCGACAATTTCATGGCTGACTGCGCCGCTCAATGGGGCGCCGACCAGGAGCTGGAGGCGTGCTGTGCGCTGCTGGATAAGTTCAACGACGGTTTTTGGTGCAAGGAACTCCGCACCTCTCGCCGCCCCAAGCCGCCGAGCTTAAAGAAGCAGGCGTTAGACGCCCACAATCGGATGATGGCTGGAGAAGAAACGCAAGATGACTGGGCGATTGTCCGCCGTGCCTTGGAGCAGATCAATGACTAACCTCTCCCCTGCCGCTCAGGCGGTGTTGGATGCTGCCATGCAGTACGAGATCAACCCTGAGTGTTACTCCCGGGAGATTGCCGCCGCCGCCCTGCGAGCTGCTGCGGATCAAATGCATCACCATTGGGATGGCATGGAGTGTGTTGATTACCTCTGCGCCATCGCCGCCGAGCTTGAAGCCCAGTAGTCATTCCATCTAGACTGCCAGAACGCACCTCTTAGCCATGCCTTACGCACTCCCAGACGGCCGGACCCTTCCCATGGACGCGCCATGGACTTACGAGGGCATCCAATATCCTGCTAACTGGCTGAGACTCAGCACACAGCTTGACCGTGACAGGCTCGGCATCGTGTGGGAACCGGACCCTGAACCATATGATCAGCGGTTCTATTGGGGGCCAGGGCTGCCCAAGGATCACACGCAACTGGTTGAGCAGTGGGTGGCACAGACACGCACCACGGCCAATACCCTGCTGGCCCCTACGGACTGGATCATCATCCGCGAGGCTGACAACGGCAAAGCTGCTGACCCGCTGCTCAAGACTTGGCGTGAGGACATCCGCCTGGCTACCGGCGTGAAGGTGACTGCCATCCGTGACACCCTGGACACCGACGCGCTGGCCGCCTACATCACTGGCGCCAACTACCCCGTGTGGCCTGCTGACCCGTATGCGCCGCAGCCTGTGGCAACTGACACCGTGGAGTTCAGCAACAACGTCAGCACTGGGTTCTAATGGTCGTTAAATCTAAGGTAGGTGCGGCACGGTTTGATCACCAGCCAGGACCGCCAAAAACTACCTCTCAAGGTCAAGGAAAGCAGTCCAGGCCTGAAAGAAAAGGACGCAAGAAATTGCGCGGTCAGGGTAGGTAAGATCAGAAAGTATTTGCGGTCGAGCCATGTCTGAACCTAATTTCTGGCGTGGTGTCAAGCAGGACGTCATTGCTGGCGTTGGTGTTGCTGCAACCGTTGCTGTCTCGACTGGCATTTTCTACCTTGTCTATACAGTGCCTACCAAGCTGGACGATGTCTTGAGTAATCAGTTGAAGTTCGAGAAGCAGGTGAGCAATTTGGAGGGACGTGTCATGGATCACGAGGGCAGGCTTATCAAACTCGAAATGCAAAAGTAAGCTAGTAGCAGACACCTAACCGTCATGGACCCCACCACTGTTGCTGCTGTTGCGATCCTGGTCGCTGCTGGCTCTGAAGTCA